TACCCATTTTGCATCAATCGGGAATATCATGACAGTTGCCGCCGCTGCTATCGCTGTTGCTGTCGGAGCCCATGCCGTATAGGTCACGCTGCCCGCTGTCCAGTTGCCGCTTGCGGGTTGCTTGGCTGTCACGGTCCCGCTGCTATCGCCCGCGATGCCAGAGGCCCCAACGATCGCTAGCAATGGCGTTTCGCACGCAATCACCTTTATCAGGTTGTCGGATTGCTCATCGTTGCCGATAAAGGTAAAGAGGCACCCTTTCGACAGATTGAACGATGATTCAACCGGCCCCATTCGCGTTCCGGTCGAGTAGGTTGCCGAGTCTTTTTTGGCTCGAAAGATTGGGCCCCATTGAGCCGTGCCGATTTCATCGGGGGCGCATTCGCCCGGACCATTCAACAGGAATGGCCCCATAACGGAGCTAGCGTATTCGAAGGGTCTTTTGACCTCGATGTAGGTAGTCCCGTCGAGGTCGCTAGCCCCGACCATCTGGACGCATCCATAAGCCGGAATTGTCGCAGTTGACTTGTTGACAAAATAGATTGGAGTCGGCGTGTAGGGAATCGCCATCGGTGTTGATGTCGACCTCATCCGCTCAAAGGCTTGCACGGATTCCCAAATCCGCTTGGCCTGTTTTGGCGTGTAAACTCCGATCTCTTTTGCCATCAGCCCCTCGTATCGCAAAGCAAGGCGATTGAGTAGATCGCTGGGGTCACCGCCGTCGCTGTCGCTGCATCGTTGCTGCTGATCGACAACCGTACTTCCAGCAAGTCCCCTGGGTCGACGCCTGTAGCGTTGACCGTGAACGTGTAAGCCGCTGCCGATAGGCTGTTCATCGATTGTGCGGCCGTAGTCACCAAGTCCGACCCAAGAACCCCATCGGCCCCTACGTAAGCCTCCGCGTCGATCGTGCAAGATACGTCGGCTAGGGCCGTTTCCATCTTGGCTCTGATCTGCAATTCGATCGTTTGGCCATCCTCGTAGTTGGCCGGGATTGGAATCGCCAAGTAAAGCCGCCTGGTAGTCGCTCCAAGCGTCCGGACATTGCCCGCCGTGATTCTAGCCGGATTCGTTCCCCAAGTGCCCGAGACTAGCCCTAGATCGTCGCTAGCTGCCGCTGCCGGTAGGTTTGTTGCGACTGAATCCCAGGTTCTAGCGTTCGCCAACGGCACAATCGATTCGGCAAGCACCCTTTGGGCTAGCTTGGTCGTCGCGATGTCGGCATTACCCGCGATAGTGTAGTTAGTTATTACCTCGGGGGGCAGGATCATTGTTACGTCAGGTACGGTTGTCATAGTAAGCCCAATGCTCCATAGGGAAGGGAATCGTAAATCTTAAATTCTAACCAATGGGCCTCGACGCTCATGCCGTCACCCTGCGGGATCTCGTAGCCCTCGGCATTGAGCAAGACCGGCCTGTTAGTCGGTTCGCCGCCTTTCATCGCTCGGATGATCTGCGTTTCATCGTTGCCAACGTCGACCCGCTTATAATACCCTTGATGCCGGACCCGTCGATACCATGCTTTTTCGTTCGTTGTGCGGTAGGGGTAGCGGAATCGGATCTGCCCGGTCACTTCCCAGTAGGCTAGCTCTGGGGTGACGACATTGGACGCCGATAGTTTCATTAGCTTTGCCGTCCCAGGGGGCCATCCTAGATAGGAATCGCTGTTGACTGATCGACGGTATCGCGCTTGAATGAACGGATTGAACAAAAGCATATTCCGTTTGATCGAAACAGTCTGATCCGGCAGCAACGTCTTGACGCCCTCGATCGGTTCGCCGTTAATCGTTTGAATCGGTTTGCCGTCCCAGTCTTCATCAATTTCTTCTTCCGTTTCAACGTCGTCCCAATCGATTCTAGGAGCGGTGAATAGCGGGTTGTCCTGATTGTCGCTTGGCCCTAGTTCACCGCTGTAATCGACGTTTAGCTGCCATAGAATAAGGCTTTGACGCGATAGCGAAAAGTTATCCGCGAAAGCATAGGGGAATTGATCGCTGAAACGATCGCCTTCAAGGATGCCCGTTGATCGATAGCAATCAAACTCATTCGCCGTTGGCGTCGTCAAAATCTGAAACGCCCGCTGTAGCTTAATCGATCGCTTGCGGAATTTATCCGTGAGAGTTATCGACGAAGTCGGCTTAGACCACATTTCAGTCACTTCGATGATATTGCTCATCCAACAAACTCCACTTGCAAAGCGTCTGCCGCTTGGGGCTTGTATTGATTCTTGATCGCCTCGGCAACAGCATCGAGTCGCTCGACCGTCTTGAGCGTATTCGCCGCGATGTCTTTCTGGGTGTCCTCATTGACGCCACGCGATACCAAACGCTGTTCGACGCTCATTAGCTGGGGCTTCTCGGCAAGTTTCTTGGCCAGTTCACCTTGCTTTTTTTGACGGTCCAAGGCTGCTTGCTCCGATGCAATCCTAGCCGCTGCTTCCTTGCCTAGCCCCTGTTGTTCAAGCCGGAATCGGTTTGCCGCCTCTTCGCCCTCTTCGAGCAATACTTTTTGCTCTTTGATCCGGTCGATTTCGCTGGCCTGCAAATCCGCGATGCGTTGAATCCTTTGGGTTTCTTGGTCGTCGTTTTTTTTCTTCGCTTCCGCGCGTTCCTTTTCTAGTCGTGTCGCTTGCTCGGCAAACGCTATTCGCTTCGCGTTGGTTTCGTCGATTCCTTCATCGGCCAATTGAGCCATTCGAGCCGCATCAACGCCCTTAGTCAATTCGATATAGGCATAATTGTTTTTCTTTAGCTGAGACTCAATAGAGGCTTGCGTCTGCTTTGACTTTGCCGCCGCTTCGTCGTCGGCTTTCTGTTGGGCCTTGATCGCCTTGATACCGTTGGCCCGTTCGCCGTAAACGTCGGCTAGTGCTACCTTTTGTTTCTCCAGGTTGTCGATCATCTCGACGTATTGATTGTTTTCAAGAATCAAATTATTAATTGCGTCTTGATTGTCTCCAAGCAATCCGTTTTCCATTGTGAGTTTTTCAATCTCACGTTGGCGATAGTGGAAACTGTCGTAAGCTTTGTTTATCGATGCCTGGATTTCCTCGAATGCTGCAACCGCTGCGTTTTGCTGCTTGGCCGGATCTTTAATTAAAGACAAATCCTCAAGCTTCTCTTTGAAGCCCTTGTTTGCCGCCTCATTCATTCGAGCCGTAAACGCTTCGACCTGGGTTTGAGTTTCGCCAAATTCATCTTTTAATTCTTGGACGCCGAAGATGGATTCGCCAATCGCCTTGCCGAGATTAAACGATAGCGTTGTCACCAATAGCGTAATGCCAGCCTGGAACGCCATAGCTCCAACGCCGCCGGCCTTCATCACCTCCGAGAATTGCCCCACCTTTTCCGTGATCGCCGCGACTCCACCCGCCGCTTGCTGTAACTGCGAGCCGCCCAATTGCCCTGCCAGTACGCCGATAAACTCAGTCGACGCTTTGGCTTTCTGCCCGGTTTCCTTGACGCCCTTGACCGCGTTTTCGATATTCCTCGATGCGTTGATCGCCTGCGCGGATGCCTTGTCTTCGGCTTCGATTACGATCTTGATTGCGTCACCGGCCATCGTGGTTTATTTCCGTTCCGCTTTCGCTCGTTGTTCTTCGATCTTAAACCGCCGTGACGCCTCAATAAAACTAGCCGACTGATCTAACGCCCCGCCTGCTACCGGGGGCAATCCCTCGTCGAACAAATCGACCAACTCGACAAACTGAGTAAGTCCGCTGCAATATTGATTCGGGCATCCCTCGACGCGATAAACGCCCTCGGTGCATTCGTCGCATCCTGTCCCGTTGCAAGCAACGCACTCGATTTCAATAGGTTCTGCATCGGTCCCCCTGTCCTTGCATTCCTTGTCGCTGCAATGAAGGCAAAGCATTCCCTGCCGTATCATCGCCGCGACTCTCAGCCTTTTTTTTCGGTTGTGTCCATTCGCTGATTGTAGGCAACCAATCGAAGCAGTTCCCTAGCCTCCGTGAGCGTGAAAACATCTTCGATAGCCTCAGGACCAAACGTGATGCCGCTCATATTCGACCAACCCGCAAGCACCTTTTTTAGTTGCTCGACGGTCTCGCTGAAAATCTCTTCGACCGTTACGCCGGGCCTATGGATAACGTCAAGCACCTCAAGCACCTTGCGTTGGTTTCGCATCGATTGGGATCGCACGAAAAACGTAGGCCTCGATTCTTCAAGCTTGTCTTTGTCGCACTCAAGCCAAACAGGGAAACTCTGGTCGGGCTCTAGGAAAATTGGCATGGTCTCTCCGTGCTAGCTTGCTGCCGTGAAAGTAATAGAACATTCTTGGTCTGCCGTCGATCCGTTTCGGTTGGCCTGCCACTCAATTTCGTCGACAACCATATTTTCGCGGTCGGCTTCGCTGATCGCCACAATTTGGGCCTTTGGAGCCGCGATTGTGATTTTGCTGTTCGTCGGCCCGTCAATGTCGAAAGTCAAGGCATGTTCGCTCAGGTCGAGATACTTGCCGTATCGATCTTGCACCGAAACTAGCTTGGCTTCCGGGTTGCCAGTAATCTTAACGATGCGATTTGAGATTAGCCCCGCTTTGAATCCTGAAATATCGCTCGAATCCTCTCTGAGTAGCATTGAATTGCCGCTGTCGAGCACCATCGACTCCACCGCTAGGTCAACGCTATTCCATGTCGTCACGCTTGATGCAAACTTCAATGGGCTAGCCGTTGGGTATGTCGGCGCGAGGATTGCAACGTCAGTTGGCGAATCCCAAATGCCGATAAATTCAAACTCGAAGACAACCGTCTTGCCGCTCATGCAATTGGCCTTGAACGTGCCAACGCACCCCCGCAAGGTCTTGCGTTTGCCGTCGATGTAGACTGCGATCGTTAGGGTCTTGACGTTGGCCCCTGGGGCCTCTGTTCGAGGGGTGAACACTTGCCCGGTCTTGACCCATCCGCAAGCCGGAAGAAACGTATCGGCCCAAGATGGTTCGGTTGCTGTCCCGTCCCAAGACGCATCATGCTTGAATGTCACCTTGCCCTTGTATCCGCCTGGGATCGATGCCCGCATCCCGAACGATCCCTGGCCCTCTCGGGCTTCGGTTTCGATCTCGTGTTGGATAGCGACCTCATAGCAGTTGTAGGAGGCTTCCGCTGCCGTCAATGCTTCGGATGTGCCTGGAGTCGTCTCGATCTTCGCTGCTAGCACCCGCTTGCGTTTTAATAGTGTCATTAGTCTAGCCCTGCTCCTGTGTCTCTTCTTTGCCTGCCTGCCGTCAGTTTGATTTTGCCGCTTGCCGCCAGTGTGATTTCGCGTAGCCTGCGATTGATTTCAATGGGTAG